ATTATTCTCTTTGCGATACTTCATCCAAAGGTCATAATATGGCTTAAATGATTTAATAAATGTGAATTTATAAAGTAGTTTTCCCTGTTTACCATGGCCTTTAGTACGAATTTGCTCTGGCGTTTTCCACATACAGCCATAAACAATATTCTCGTCAGTAAACCAGTCTGTCTTAAATTGAATAAGCTCTGCCTTTCTTGCGCCACAGCTAACGGCTAGAGCAAGATAACAAGCGGCTTGATACCGTTTAGCGGCTACCAACTTATCAAGACAATCTTGAATTTGTTCTTCACTCATGATGGTCTTTTCACGAACAGGCTGTTTTACAGGAGTTTCCAACTTAACAACAATATTTCTAAAATCAGGAAACTCATCATCAAGAACATTTTCAATATAATCAGACATAGAAGACAGAGATGATTTAATAGTAGAAATTCTATTACTAGACCAACCCATATCAGTGATTGCATAATTAAAGAAATTAACAAGCTGTCTCTTCTTTAAGTCTACAAAGAATATATCTTTATTATGTAGATAATTCCAGCAGAAGAACAGCCGAATCATTTGCTCATATTGATAAATCGTCTGTGGAGAACGACCACCAGTAGTCTTGTATGCAAGATAGTCCTTCAACAGATTCTTATTGTCTTCATTAACTTTTGCCCAAATCTCTTCCGTATAAATTCTATTATATACAGTTCTTCTTCCCAATTTTCTCACTTCCTAACTCATCTAATAGTTTTGCTACATCGTAGCTGTAATATTTCTTCTTTAATTTTCTATCTATTTGAACAGCACCATAATCAATGCAGTCCTGAATATTTATTGAAACCTTTGTTGATTCTTCTTTAAATTTATTAAAATCTTTGATGCTCAAGAAATAAGTTCCGTCATTTCTAAAGTCTAACACAAAACCACATACACAATTACAATAGTTATCATACTCAGTAAGAGCTTGAATTTGATGCCAATGAATTTCTCGTTTAGTAGGATTCTCTTTTGTCGGTTTCTCACGTTCAAAAGAAAAACTTTTCTTGTCTGTTGATTTTAATTCCAGACAATACATATAAGGTGATTGGAACAAGATGAAGTCAAACGGAGACTTCATAGAAAATCTTGTTGACTTACTATCTTGCCCAAATCCACTTGCGCTATCATGCAATCTAATTACTGCCACATCTTTAGGAATACTTTCTTTGAACTTTTGTTCAAAAATTTTTCCAACATTCGTCAATATTAATCACCGGCTTCTCGCCATTCTCGGTAAAGAAGTATTCGTTACGGTTGCTCTTAACAACATTATTCAGCATCAAATCCCAATACGGAATATCATCATGATTCATATTCCTTGACAAATAGTAGTTAATTGTGCTATACTTTTCTACACGATACATTGGGTCTGGCAGATTAAAACAATATTGCTGGTACACGATGATAAACCGCAACATAATATTCTTATTAACCTGTAAATACTCAACCAGACTATCACAATCAAATGTAAGTGTGAAACTATTTTCTTCATTATCAACAGTATGATACAACGATTTTACATTTGCAATTTCAGAATCAAATACACCAATTAGTTGCTCATGTGTAACATCTTTGATATACATTTTGAAACATTTGTCCATATTTTTATCCCTTTCAATCCAAAAGTCAGTAAACAACCACAACCCACCCTTAAAAACCCCTGTGTTTACTGCACTTTATTTAACGATAAAATTTCACTTTCATGCATATACATCTAAAAATGAAAATGAGTTAAAAATCCATAAATATATAGACAAGTAACTCATTTTCAACGTATTCTACAATTTAAGATTCAATTTCAGGTTTTGTTCCTGTTGCTTTCTTACGAGCAGGGGTCTTAGTCCTCTTCTCATTTAATTCAGAAACATATTTACCAATATTCTCCATTTCCTTAGTGGGAATAATGAAATATCGGAAATCTGCCGGTGTGCGAGTTACACCATCATGACAATCAAACTTTCCAAGTTCAAGGTCATATCCAACGATGTCTACAATACTATCGTCCTCGAAAAGTTTACCTCTTAATAATACCTTCATTTCTTCTCCTTCTATAATTATTGGTTGAAAGCTCCCGTTGTTGCTCATTACACTTCTACGGAAACAATCTTGTGAACAATAAGAGTTCTTATACGAACCAGAAGAAATGCAAGATGAGCAAACATAATAAGAGCGTCCGCAATAAGCACATATTCTATTATGTTTCATACTTTAAGTACCTGATTTAACAAAATCAACCCTTTTGAATAGCATCGCTAATTTTGCCTTTTTGATTATCTAGCTCTTCAACAGCGGCTTCAATCATAGCGTCAATTAGCGGAGTAATCTCGATACCCATACCCTTGATAACTTCCTCGGCCTTTTCCTTCTTCTTTTCTTTTGGAATCTGCCCAGTTTCACCAAGCTTTTCAGCTGCACGAACGCCGATGCAGACTAGCTTATAAACACCGATGTTCTTTAGCCAAGGAATAATCTGAGGAATTAAGCTCTTGCAAATATACGCAACAGCGCCAGCAATTACGATACGAACAAGATTAACAAGAATCGGGGTTAAAAATTCCATCATAATAACTATCTCCTTTAATATATTAAGTCACCATTGCAATTGTTTCAGTCTGCCCATTGCTATAAGTAACTTTTATAGAACCATCGGGAGCAGCCTCAATCCCTACAACATACGCTTCGGTTTTAGTAGGGCCGGTAACAATTGTAGTATACGCTTCGTTGTGAAGTTCTGTTGCGGCATCGTCAATAGACTTATAGCATTCCACGGAACCATTTTTAGCGGAAGTATCGGTATCGTTTACTTCCTCAGAATTGACCAGAGTCCAAGTTCTCTTGATAACCCCACGTCCCTCGGAAGCAACAGCTCTAATTGTAGTAGACGCATAAGCGGCTCCAATCTTAACAAAGGCATCTGCATGGGTAGCATTAGATGTACTGTCAATACCAATTTGAATAAAATCCGCGGGTAGACCATCGCGGAAAAGCCACTTAATTTCCGCTTCAGAAGCAATACTACTGCCATTTGTACGCATAGAAATTCTACACAGGCCAAAACCACCATGATTATAACCCTGAGAAATGTAAAGAGTAGTAGTCCAGTCAGTATAATTCTCATTGGTTAAATCAATTTTGGCAAAACGATGGTATGGGTAGTTATTTTTATTACCAACCTTGGCATTGCAAGCATAAAAACCAATTTCCGCAGTAGAATCTGCCCCACCATCATATTTATAATTTAACAGAATATCAGTACCGCCAGAAACGGTTCTCTCAGCGGCAAGCTTATCGGCAGAACTAGCTTTACCATTAAATCCGTTTTCATCAATGGTAAGTTTTTTACCCTTAAAATCAATGGTTAGCGCATCAGAGTTTTCTTGACTATACATCTTTACGCCATCATTTGCCGAATCAAATTCTAGTGCACTTCCACCAATCAGGTCTAAACTGTCATTGCCAATACTTGCAACACTATTGAACATAATCTCAGAAGCATTAAAGCGCATATCTCCTAAAATGCTTTTGATTTGTGCAACATTCCCGTCAGTACTTTGGAATCTTAGCTCAGCAAGCTCGTTGGAAGCATCATCTTTATTGGTGAGAGTTAAGCCGTTATAATCGATTTTTGCAATTTGATTAACGTCTGTGTCGCTAATAAGACTCCAAACAAAGTTACCATTTTCTGGAATTGAGAACCATTGATACGGAACACCATCCGTAATACCTGAGTTAATTGCACTAATAATTTCAGGTGTGCCGCTCTTTGTATCATAAACGGTGAGCCCACCATAAGGAGCCCCTGAACCTTCTTCATTTACAATTTCAACGTCAAGCTTGTTATGCTTATTACTCAATGATAAATAGCTTGGGTTTGCTGTGAAATATGTGGTATCTTTAGTGCTAAATTTGACATCTTTATCACTATATATGTTCAGGTTTTGGTTTGCATCTTGTCCAATTTTAGAAATTTTAGAATCTTTCTTAATTGATAAAGAACTATTATCAAGAACAGTATCTCCGGTTAATGTACCACCTGTTAAAGCAAGATATTTCTTTTCCGCATCTGTTTTACGGAGGTATAAGTTATCAACAAGTTTAACATAAATTTTAGTCAAACCAATTGTAATCTTTTTGTTTACATCATAAGCCATAGGATTCCTCCTTTCTATAATATTTAGTCCCTACTACACTGATTCCAATCTTCGTGCCATTGAGAAGCCCATGTATATGTAAACGTAGCACCACAAGCTTCCCAGTTACCCAAACGACCGCCGATAGTATAGGTTCTGTAACCACTGGTTGCTGCACCGGCAGCCTCATATCTGTCACCCGTACCATCATTTCCACTTGTTCCAGTGTAAGTTATTGGATAACACAAACCACGTTTTACATCAAATTTAACATCGCCAATCCAGACATTCTGTTTATTCTTAGTTGCTGGCGCAGGGAGTGTTCCAACTTCCTCATAGTTTGTTTCATAGTCTTTATAGGTGTGTTGTACGCCTTTTGCAGCGAAGTATATCTTTGCACTATAATCAGGCTGGTACACAAGCATCAAATCAGATGCTATATAGTTCATGCCAATCCCATACTCAATACCTTTTATCCTGTAAGGATAAGTATTATTCTTGTTGTTTACAGGAGAACCATCATAAGAACCAATAACAGAATCTGTCATACCTGTGTACATAGGCATACACGAAACAACTGTATTTGTCGTTGTACTAAATGTATTAGGAGAATCCACAGTTATAGCAATGTATCTTGTAGAGCCAATTGTAACTGTTTCTTTCTTAATAACTCTTACACGATTTGCGAGGCTATGCACTTCATCATTATTTCTGTCCAAATTATTGCTACTTGGATTGCCGATTGATACACAACCGCCGACCGGTATTCTGTTCGCTTCTGTTTCATCGAGAATAACTCTCTTTACATTGTTTTCAGAAGTTACAGATTTATACTGATAATTGTAGCCAGAGCATCCAGTGAATACAGTCTGTGAATTTTTAGTCAGGTATTTAACAATCAAAAAGATTATCTGCAAAGTGTTTGCACTCATTCCGCCGCCATTATATCCAAACCCTTTTTCTTGATAAGCTTGTCTCCACTGGTCATAACTCTTTATACCCATAGGAGATTTACCGGGTTGGCTACGTGGTGTACCATCAGAAGCCTCTACGCTGTTATATGCAGAAGTAATATAATAAGGCAAAACAGTTCCATCGGCTTTAACAGCTTCATACCAAGGAATAAGACCAAGTGATTCGTTTGGCATATCGGAGAAATACAGGATATCATAGCCATCAGAACCATGCTCTTCAACATTCCAATAGAACGTCATAGATAGAGTACCGACATCGTTTGAACCACTCTCGGAATATGTGCCAGCGCCTTTTAAACCTGTTACACGAGCAGTCCCATCGTCATCACGAATGTAGTTACATCTATACCAGTTAAAGACTTCAAATTCCATATACGGGTCAGAGCCTTTTGTAGTATCAGTAAACGGAGTAGCAGCACCCATCTTATAATCGTCAATTTCTTCCACAACGTCAGGCTTTGCGGAATCGTGTCTCCAAATTTTACGTTTCCATACTCTACCGCTCTTCTTGAAGTTAAACATGATTCCAAGAACTTCGTCAAGGATAGAAGGAGTTTGACCGTTAAATGTAGCGAGCTTTGTTTCGCTGTCAATCATGGTTATTGTATTCGGATAAAATTCATTGATAATGCTACCCTTAACTCCGTCTACACCAAAGTTTACTATTTGAACCTTTGGTTTCTTCTGTTCTGTTCTGTTATTCGCATCAAAGGCGGATTTAGAAAAAATAGAAGCACAATCAATCACATAGAAATTTCTATTACTTCCTGTGTAATTAGCGTAGCAATTATTTATACTAATAAAACCATCAAATAGACTACCGTAATCAGAACGAAGAGTCATAAATCTCTCTCCGTATGTATTTACCTTTGTATTGCTAACCATGACGACACCATGACCATAACCCATATTGATATAGCCTTCTTCTACACCGATTGTACAGTTATCTATAAACAGGTCGGAACAATAATCGTGTGTGTCAATGCGGTTTATGTGAGTGTTCAGTACGTGCATCGTCTTGCAGAACAAGAACGCCATAGCGCCCCACCAACCATCAATATCACAGTTTTTAATTGTAACATTGCAACTTGCTCCTGCATGGAATATATACCCTGCAAACGCAGTTTGCCACCTAGAAGCGGTTGTACTATCATCTTTTGGTTTACCAGCAATATTAAATCCTACAATATTATCAAATGTAACATTAATAGCATTCGTTGCAATAAATATTGCGCCTTTAAAATCTTCGTTTGTTATAACATCATCGCCACATGGATTTATAACGAAATCACGAACTTCTGTATTAGAACGGTCTACTCTCATAAACCAAATGACAGATGTTTTCTTCTTTGCCTTAACATTTATTACGCATCCTTTAATAATAGTTCTTCTATTAGGATATAGTGTGGCGTTTTGAATGTAACAGTCAGATGTCATATCATCTATTGGAGGATACATGATTCTTCCGTTGTTTGCAACTACAACGAGTTCTTCTCTCTTCTCCCATGTAATTTCTCCACGATTTTCACGCCTACAACCCTTCGGATTTACTAGGTGAATAGCTGTCATTGGTGGGTATTTTACATGGTCTGCCCATTCTTCCACATATTGAGTATTATGTTTAAGAAGCGTTATGTCACTAATACTTGCGTCTACTGGTTTGTTATATATCTGGAACATAATATCCCAGTTATAATCAGTTATATCTATTTCGGAACCAGACCAATCTGTGCTGGTTTCAATAACAATTTTTCTTACACTTGCAATAGAAATTTTACCATGGTGATTATAAACACTCATGCCAAAAAGATTTGCTATTCTGTGGGCCGTTTCTACAGCTGGTCTATCATCGTGAACACCATCTAGGTATGCCCCACAGTCATCATAAGAAATAGATTTTTCATACCCGTTCTTTTTGAGAAGCATTTCTTTTAATTCATCTACGGTAAATGGAAGAATGACAGATTGAAACTGATTATCAGGGAAATCAATCAGTTCTGTATTGACATCATATTTTACAAATGTATCAATCATTTTACGATTGCTATCAAGTTCTCTTACGATTTTGATTTTGCCTTCATCAATGTCGTAAAAGAAAAAGTCCCCACAAATTAAATCGTATAAAGTATTCCCGTATAGCTTTTTATCACCAAGAGTATACAATTCATAACCAGACTGACCAGTCACCTTGTTTAAAGCATTAGATACTTTCGTACCATCTTTAAATACAAAGTCAACAGCACAAGCCAAAATATAATCTTTATAATTTTTATATTCTGAATTTAGACTATCAATAGATATAATTTTACTGTTTTTTTTATCTTCATTTTCAAGAGTTAGATTTATTTTCTTTATTGATTGTTCACTTTGAGTTTGTTTATTAGAAAGATTAGTAATATCGGATTTAACACCATTTATAGAAGTGTTGATATTTCCAATGCTGTTTTTGGTATCATTTACTGATTGGTTAAGCTTTGATATATCATTTTTATTTTGTTCAGATTGAGATGATGCACTTGCAATACCATCTTCAAAATGCGCCAGATGAGTTTGATTAAGAATCTGACCATTTTTAATATTTAATTTTTCATAAGACAAAGATAACTCACCTCGCGTTTTAATAAAAAATAAAAAATGTAGGTAACGCTTTGGCGTTACCTACATTTAATTTAACAAGAAATTACTCTTCTTCGTCAGTGTCGATTACGATAGAATACAGGTCATCAGAAGAGCAACCAGCAACAAACTGCATAGAAATATTCTGTACAGCAGGGTCACCATCTGCGGTCAAATCCCAGTTCCAGTTGCCATCAATTTGAGCCATACCATGAATGACACAGGGATACAGCTTGCCATCGCAGATATCTGCAACTAGGCCATAAGCAGTAACCAGAACAGTATCAGGCATAGTACCGCTCTTGATTTCGATACGCTGTGCGGTAGCATGAGACTTAACGGTGTAAGCCATAGATACCTTAACGCAGCCAAGAGTGTCTACCATTTCGGTGATATCTTGTTCATCAAAAGTGATGGATGCAGGCTGTGCATCAGGCCCGGGTTTTGCAGCAGTGATAGCAAATTTGCCCTGAGATGCAGCAGAACCGTCCTCAGTCAGTTCCTTCACATAGTCGCCGTCTGCCTGAGTACCATAAACAGTACCGATATACAGAGTGTCACCGGCTTCCTTTACGGGGTCGAAAGGCAGAGGATAAGTCTCAGTGCCTTTCTTAATATCAATCTGAACGTACTTAGTATAAGTAGTTTCGCCGGTTAGAACATCAGTACCGTTCTGAGCAGCAATAATAGCGGTGTTCCAAGTAGCGCTTTCTACGTTTAGATTTGCACGTTTGCTGTGAGAAACTAAAAATTTATTATACTTCGCAACAGTATAATCATAGGGCTTATATTTTCATATAAGAATAGACTATATCTTCATCTGGCTCAACAGCCAGAGTTCTCCATTTCGAGCATCATTAGCTTATGCTCTACTCCCATAAAGGGATAGTCGTTGGTCTTTATTCTTCGATAAGAATATTAGATGCGGATTATCCAATCATATTATTTTTTACTATTCCATATATAATTACTATATGCCCTATACTATATTACTATGTATAGTTAGTATAATATGCTCTAAGGAACTTTCCGTCAATTAAAAGAATTTTTACGATTTATCTCTAAATCTCGTGACCTTTCTCACATTATTAAGCCACGCCCAATGTAAACATCCTTTGTATTTATATAGTGTCGTTAATACTATATACTATTATTAAAATAGTCTCATTTTCTCAAATGAGAGTAGGTCATATCATCTTCTGTTCAATACAGAAGCTTCCCATTCCGCAATCACTCGATTGCTTCTCCGTCGCCACGGATGACCGTCGAACCTTTTTCAATAAATCCAGTAACAGAACGCCATGTCTTTCCATTCTTGATATTACGAATACTTCTAGGTATCACATTATACATACTCGCAATTTGATTACATGACATACCATCTTCCAAAAGAGCAATAATCTCTAGTACATCTTTTTTAGTAAGAACACTAAAATTGCATTCTTCGCCTTTCTTGATGCTCTCTACTCGTCTTTGATATGTTGGAGGGTATACGACATTATCTCTTACGGTAGTCCATTCAAGATTGTCAACACAATTATTTAATGTATTAGTGTCTTTATGATTAACAACAGGTAAATTATCAGGGTTTGGAATTAGTGCTTTAGCAATAAGACGATGAACAAGAAACCTCTTTCCACAGATATACACTCTTTTATATCCATTCTTTTCAACATATCCTTCGAGATATCTTCCACTAAAATCACTATAAATTTCTCCATTTTCACAAGCATAATACTTTGAATCTGGAATCAAGCCCAATTCTTTCTCTGTTAGCTCTTTCATATAATCCTTTCATTACTAAAACTTGGCTGCTGATTTTCTATTATAAAGCGTTTAGGGTTTGACCATGCGCCATCCGAATAATTTTTTCTACTTTCGCAACATTCGCGCTCGTTTTTTTTAAAAAACTACGCTGTAGTTTATTCGGCTTTAAGAATTTCCAGCAATTAAAGAAGTTATTCGATACTAATTAATAGTAAAGGGAACATAGTGTTATTCCACGACCCATTTATATTCCATTGATTCACTAAATCAATGCGTTCATAACTGCTATGAATTACTCCATAGAATAGACTATATCTTCATCTTATTTAACAAAATAAGAGGACTCCACTTCCATTTAAGGGATTTTCACCCACGCCAATAGTTTGCGCCGTACTCCTATTGTATCGTCCGATACCAAGGGATAGTCGTTGAACTTTACCTTTTACAATTTACAATCTTATTTTGAATGAGAGTATTTTGATTTTGGGAAATCATAATCTTTTAGCAGATATCCCCAATGTGTTTTACATCTAATAGCCGATACGGTTACATCGCTTATACCAAAATGTTTCGCAATTTCATCGTGAGTAACGCCAGCCATAATCATATCTGCAATTTCAACAACTTGTTCTTCTGTTAATTTCGCTTGCGAATTTTTAGGCCCTTTTCTTGAAACAAGGCCGTGTTGGAAAGCGTGTTTTTGATTCTCGGCGTTTGTACACCATTCAAGATTTCCAACATAATTATTTTGTTTATTCCCATCAATATGGTTTACTTGAAGCTTTTCCATCCCTTCAACAGGATTAAAGGTCATAAGAACAAGCCTATGTACAAAAAATTTCTTATCTTTTCCGTTGACATAAAAAGAAACTTTTAGATATCCTTTGCAATTTGGCTTTGGTTTTCTATATTTCTTTTCTTTAATATCATAGATATTCCCATAAGTATCAATGGTGTATTTTTTCTTCACGCCATCAATTTTTAATTCTTTAATCATTATCATATTTATCACCTTTGTGTTATAAAATTTATAATTAAGGTTGATTAGTAAAGGGTCTGCTGATATTCCTATTTCTAGGATTTCCCAGCAATTCAGAGTCATTTATTTAGAGTTATCACTAACAATACTGGCAGTCAAAATTTACCAGTGGGGAAGGTCATTTCAGCAGTATTTTCTAGGCTAGAAGTCTTGCAATGTTTCAGATAACCGATAATAGACTTATCGGTGGTGTCCTGTAGCAAAAACTCGAAGATTTGTTGTATCGCAAAGTTTCGAGGGGTTCCAACAGTTGCCATATTTTTTCCTCCTTAAACAATAATTATCAATTATTTTCAAGAATAGAACTCCAATGAATCTTGTTCATATCAATCGGGTTTTTCTTGGTATCAAGGCAACCAGAATGCAAACAATCCATTGTATTTCTATAATTATCAACCTTAACATATCTAAAATATGAATCATATATTACATAAATAGGTATATTAGGCAATTCGTCATAAGAAAATATTTTAAAAGTTACGAGGCAAGATAGAATACATTGGAAATTTGTTTCCTCTTTGTTTCTGCCTTTATTTTTCTTTGCCTCGTATTCTCTTTCTTCATAATCCCTCTGTAAGATTATCTTTTTTGCTTTTTTAGTAGCGCCTTTAAGAAACTTATATTCAGGATGAATCCAGTTTACTTCTCTTAAATACTCCACCAATATATGATAAATCTGTTCGTTAAATTTAACGGAATCAGATTCTATATACAACTTATTATCTTCACATTTAACACTCAGTAAGAAGATTTGTGTTGTTTCTCCAACGGTTCTACCTAATACAATCCATTTACCATCTAAATTTAGAAAGTAATTTAAAGCATTAGACATATCGTCATTGATAACGATACACTCTTCGTCCATTTCTGAGACTACTTCTCCATCTCTAATAAAAACATTATTTGATGTGCTGTCTGCAAGACATTCTTGAATGAAAAACTCGTACTCAGATTTGATGTCTTCGTACCATATCTTATTCTCAACCCATAGGATATCAGCAATATCTTTAGACTGAGTAGTAATAAGAGCTAGGTTTTTCATATATTCATTATATCCATCTTTTTCTCCGACATTATTAAGCAGCTTATCAAGCTTTGGGTGTTCTACATATACGTTTTCTGCTAATTTTAGCGGTCTCCCGCAATACAGTTGTAAAGCGTTCAATTTTTCAAGTTAAATTTTGGTAGTAGATTTGTAGAACCTCCATCACAACCAATTGTGCTATTTAATGTCAGTTGATATTGAAGTTGAAGACCATTAAAGTAACCATTATAATAACGACGTTGAAAGCCTATTAAGCTCATACGTCCGGGAGAAAAGTCTTCCAACCTTTTGTCATTAATGATTGCATCAACCTCATGTACGATATCATAAAGACGATAAGCCATCGGATAGTCGGGATTATCAGACAGAATAACGCTTTGTTCATCATGTACTACTACATCAACACATATAATAACCTTTTTATATTGAGCAACTTCGGTAGTATAACCACCATTCAGTGTTACAGTAATATAAGTTTTTTGGTCTAATTTTGCGTCGGGGATATGCTCTAGTGGATAAATATGAACGTCTGTACATTTGTCTAGGTTCTGACCCATATACACGAGATTGTTTAACCCACCAATTCTCTCCATTTCTTCGTCAAAAGAGTTGTCAAGATAAGGTGAGACATTTCTCTTGTAGCAAGTCAACAATCTAATCAAACGTTCGCTTCTTAGGAGTCTGTTATAAATAACTGAAAATACAATAGGACTAAGTTCTTCGTAATACAATTAGATAACACCTCCTAATTTAATCTTAAATGTTTTTACTAGTATACCATCTTGGTAACAATTCACAATAAGTGGATTTGTACTTTGATGATAGTTTTTGATTTTGAAACTGTTGTTTGTGAATGTGAAAGAATAATAATCTTTTGATACGGTTTTGTCCTTGTTGCATTCAAACGTATAGTTATCACCATCAAGAACAAATGTTTTAGAACCATTTAATAGAATAGTAAATTCTTCTGGCTCCTCTGGTTCTTTATCGTCATTAGCCAAGTCGTTTTTTGGATTGTCTGCCACATTATAATTTTCAAGGTCTGCATAGAATTTCAGCAAACCCGGATTGTCTTGAAACGTATTCATACTTAAGAAATTAACGAACGCTCTAATCTTATAGGTTACACCATTTAACATAAAGCGGCTGTTAATCCGATATTTAGCCGTCCAATCATTATATTGGCAAACAACTTCAATCTTGTCCTTTGGCACGTCAATGACTTCTGAGGTAGAAATCTGGTCTTCAACAATTTTATATTCGATATAACATGGTTCACGATGAATTGTTTTTTCGTCCTCTGCGAGAGTATTGATTGTATTATTACAACGTCTAACATAAGCGCTAGAAGAACTCTTGCGAATGTTGTCTCGTGAATAAATAATCCAGATATTATCATTAAAGAAATATCTCTGTCCTAGCTTTGGTCTGTAATCCAAATCTTTATAGATTAATTTCTTATAGTCATCGTTTACACGCTGTCCAGTTTTAGCATCAACAAGTGATGTAATACGGATGTCTATTTTGTTAAATAGTTCATTTAATTTTTCTTCATTATTAACAATAGTCTCAAGACCATCAGAACCAAATTCTTTTTCCTCATAGATGTCATCCCACCAAGTAGAGGCATTTTCAAAAACCTTATCGACCGTATCTTGCAACTGGTTTCGCCATCTTTGAGCGGGATGTTTATTAACATTCATGAAAGTATCATAATATGCCATTATATCACCTAGCCTTTTTGACCAGAGAAATACAATGGAATACTAATTGCTTAACTTCTGAATGTTTAATGGGCACTTGCGAACCCTCAAGAATACTAACAACAGAAAGGAAATTTACAATACCAAACATATTATAAAGTCCATTAAATTCCCTAGTTAATCTCTTAATGTAAGCAGTATACCCAGAATAATCATTTATGGCTTCACAATCCTCGAAAATACCAAGAATTGCGAATAGTTTATTTATCACAGATTGCTTATACTCTTGAATTTCTTTCTCAGAAAATTCAATACCGTTAAAGTCCATAGTTTCCCACCGCCCACTCAGCAAATGGGGTATTTTTGAGACCGTAATTCACAATCTTTTGATTCGTTTTTTCTCTCCATCTGTCAGCATAATTTGCTTTTTCTTTTAGGTTATTAGAAGCAGATTCACGCTTAAAGTCAGTATCTTGCAAACCACCAAGCTGAGTTGTATCAGAGATAATGAAATCAAGCCAGCACTGAACCATTAAATCAGAAAGAATAGTCTTTTCTGTTAATGTCAACGTGTCGTTAAATTCATATTCTCCTAGCTCATTTTGATGATACTGTTCAATATCTTTCTGACAATTTATGAAAAGCGGAATAGCTCTTAATAGAAAATACATAAGCAAATCATCGGCTGCTTCTGGACTATCGTTAAACAATCTTTTCAGCTCATAATCTTGTAAAGAAATTAGAAATAGCTTATAAATCTCATTAAAGTTTGTGCCAGAAGGTTGTGTTTGTTCGGGTGGAACGTCCGGTTCTTCAACGGGTTTATCATCTACTTCGTCATCAAACAGACTAATATTGTTCAATCCCATTCACCGCCTTTCTAAATTAAAATAATTTAAGCAAGTGAGCGAATAGAAGCCGCACGCTTATTAATATCTACAGAGCACAGTTCATTAATCAGATTGACCTTATTATAATCAACATTCTTGCCGTCAACAATTTGACGAGCAATGCGGTTAGCAATAAGACCTTTCTGATAATCACTCGCGTTCTGAATTAGGTTCTTCACTTTTTCATCTGAATAACTAAAAATGTTTTCGATATCATTATACTTAACAAGATTACGATAAGCGTATTCCATACCAAGATAATGAACTGCATTTACATCTTCAATTTCAAAATATCCCTCTTCTGCAAACTTGTGATTCATATTCACAATTTGAATTAGGTCACGATACAACACACGGTTTTCATCGCCATATTTATTAAAAGTAACATAACGATTATCACCATATACAAGATTAAGAGTACCATTAAACAGACTCCGAACACGAATGCTCTTTCCGTCTTCTGGTTCTGTATAATCTTCTTCGGACGAAATATCCTCATGTATATCTGTGACAGGTTTATTTTCAACAGGGGGAGTAGAAGAACCACGTAGCGCAGCAAGAATTTCACCAAGCGCACCTTTAATTTCGGCTACATCGCCTTCTAGGTTAGCAATCCTTTGTGTATTTGTTGCCATTTTATATCCCTTTCAATCCCAAGAATAATATAAACTCTACTCCCGAAGGAGTAGAGTAATTATTCAAAATTTAACAGGCAATTAGCCGTTTACAGTGATAACACCAGCAATAGCATTGGTAACAACACCGATACCCCAGCTCTTGTTGATAGTGGTATTGGTGGTCAGGTCTGCGTCAGCATTGCTCTCAACAGTGTTAGAGGTGGTAGCACCTTCTAGGCACAGCTTGACAGGCTTCTGAGCGGAGGGGCTGATGACATAAATCTTGTCATCAGGTAGAGCCAGCTTATAAGTGTCAGCAGAGGTATAATCAGCGTACTGAGGCATAACCATTACGTCAGTACCATAAATGGTAGGAACATAGCCAACACGGACGTAATCAGACTCGACCTGCATACGCAGATTAGCGGACTGAGGCAGTAGGTCATGAACAGCACTCATAGTACCCATTAGGATAGCAGGAGCACGGTTATAAGCAGAAACGGTCTGGATTAGCTTGATAACACTCTTATCAGCTAGACCAGCAACGTGTAGAGCCTCTGCGCCATTGTCCTTTAGGTCATCCATAGCAGATGCAAATGCTAGAGCAATTTCCTTGGTCAGTTCAGCTTCCATAGATAGAACAGCCTTCATTAGGAAACGAGCCATAGACTCCTTGCCACACAGAACCTTGTACTTGTTGGAAGCAACGGAAATGTTGTGGTTGAAGGGGATGATGGAACGCTGACCAACATCTTCACGCTGGAACTCAGTGTTACGCTGATTACGGCCAGCCTTGGAAACGATGAATAGGTCATTAGACTCAACATCGAACTTGAAGCTACCGCCCATAGCACCGTTACGAGTCTCAGTATAGACAGAGGTGGTACGGTCTACGAAGTCAGGCAGAACCATATCAATAGCTGCATCGATGACTGCCATGTATGCCCACTGGAAGGTGGGATTCTTAGCCATCATTTCGATAGAAGCAAAAGAGTTATTAAAGTCTAGGCCAGACAGCTTCTTAACCTCTGCCATTAGTAGGTCGTTGACCTTCTTCTCCTTCTCAGCGAAAGAGATAGAGGTGTCAACATAACCGTCATACTGACCACGCTGCTTTGCATAGTCATTGAAATAATCCTTAATCTTTACTTCGGCATTTACATCGCCGGAGAAAGCTAGAGTCTTCTCATTCATAATATTATTCTCCTTTTCTTAAAATATCATTAGGCTACGCAAACTAGGAACTTGTAAGCGGTAACAGCCTTCTTGACGAGATTGCCATCGCCAATATGAGCGGTAGTAGCACCAAGAGCCTTTAGATACATACCAGCAGTAGGAGCGGTAGTAGTTTCAACCTTTAGAGCAAACTTACCAGCATCAGGAATTAGATACTTTGCAGTACCCATTGCAGGTGCGTTGGTTTCGCTAGGAACAATGGTAATAACGTCATCTTCCATTAGCTTGAAAGCATCAATGGGGTGGCCCTTGATATTTACGAAATCACGGACATTGTTATCAATACCCTTTAGAACAGTACCATCGGGCAGAACGGTCTCAACGACTTCGGGGCTAGATGCCATCCATAGATTCTTTGCCTCAGCAGTGGGCTTGCCAGCCTTCCAAACAATCTTGCTGTCAGCATCAGTAGAATACTCAGATAGAGCAAAAACTGCACCATTAGGTACATCCTCTTCACATACGACAGTACGGTTCCAGTTATCAACATTTAGAGCCGCATAGCCGTTCTTAATTAGAACATCATACATAGTAGAATTTCCTCCTAAATTTAATAATAATTAGTCGTCCCAGATAGAACCAGTAGACTTCTTCTTGCTACCATAAGGTAGACCAATTCTGTGAATATTGCCAGAGGGAGCACCAACACGGTCAAACTCAGCGGCCTTGACCATATTACTCCATGCGGCTACACTATCATATTCGCTAAATTTAGCGATATAGGCATTACGTTCGTCATCAGACATTTCGACGCCCTTTTCGGAGATTTCGTCTAGGACTTCACACATTTTTGCCATATTGGCTTCTTTCTTTTCTTTTTCTTCTGCTGCAAACTTAAAAGCCTTTAGGTCTTCGTAGTCAGACATAGCTTCAAATTTAGCCATGTAAGCTTCGTTGTCCTTCTTTAGCTTATCATTCTCAGCGGTCAAAGCAGAAATTTCAGCCATAGCTTCTTCAAGAGACATCTCTTCCTTCTTGTCTTCTTCCTTTACATCTTCGGCTTCCTCTACTTTTTCTTCTTTATCGGAGTCCTTAGAGTCATCAGAAGTTTCTTCGGTATCGGTCTCTTTATTATCTTCGCCGTCAGCCATCTTCTCGTCGCCACAGGCCATTTCGGTGTCGCAGGATTCGGTTACGGTTTCAGCAGCTTCTTCAACCTTCTCTTCGGTTGCTTCTGCTTCCTCAACTTTAGTTTCCTCTTCCTTTTCAGGTTCGGTAGCTTCGGCTTCTGTTACTTTCTTCTCTTCTTCCACGTTTTCACCCTCGTCCTGTTTATAATCTTCTGCAAAATATTGGTTAAATTCCTCTTCTGAGAAACCAAATTCTGCAAAATTCTCAGTATCTAAACCAAGTTCATGATAATGTTTCAGTAAGTGAGATTTAATCTCTCCCTTAACAATACCCTGCTGTGCTGCTCTTGAGAATGCAGCTTGCAGACCGTCTTTATGAACAACAAGTTTACCATCACGGATAACGTGATGAGGATACTTGAATTTTGTAATCTCATAATCGTTATCAGAAAAATCACCAATTAGATATGCTTCTTTTAGCAAGGATTTTGCATTAGACGCTTCTGTAATTGGCTTAAACAATTTCTGGCCGGGATTAGACCACTCACCACTTGTAGCGGCTTCTTTAGAATTATCAATAGAAATCTTGTCAGCAAAATTTTCTTTAATATAATTCTCTTTATCCTCAGAGAATTTCATAAGCTGAACATTGCTTCCTTTACAAGCCTCTGCTACTTGGTCAGATAGAATAGTAATAGCCTGATATTTCCAGCTATAAACGTCTGGTTTGTCAAATGGGCCATTATCCTGATAATCAGTAGTGGTCATTTCAACAGAAACTTTCTTTCTGTCATTAGAACTATGAATAATATCAACAATATTCTTAGAATAATTCTTCCAAATAAGAGCCTTAATAGTTAAGAAGTTCTTATCACGCTCTTCGTCATATTCAAAGGTGACAGGATTGTTTTCAGAGTATACAAACCCAACAGGAATTTCATTCTTAGAGTGAGTGCCAATACCGTCATCATTCCAGTCAGTAAATTCAACTACAACAGGAACATTATAAATAGTGTTAGCGGTCATTTTAAGAGAATCAAAAGAAATTGGTTGAGTATGGCTATTCTCTTTTTCTGCAAATGCACGAATCTTAGTGATAGCAAATCTATCGTCATCTTCAATAACATTTACGTCATCACCGTTATGTTTGTTAATAACAAACTTGTTGTTTCATAGCGTTGCCGTTCATACTATGCAAGCATAGATACTACTAGGTGGTCTCAACGCTCCACAACATTAAAGGTATAACGATACCTCAAATTCACAATTCGCTTATCACTGAACTGTGTAATTCATAAGATTTATAGCAGCATTTAGGTCTCTATCAATAATAAGTCCACATTTATCACAACGATAAACTCTTTCATTAAGTTTAAGAACTTTCTTAACGTTTCCACAACAGGAACAGGTTTTAGAACTAGGATAATATCTGTCCGCTACAACTAGCTCTATACCTTTTTCTTCACACTTATAGGTTAAATATTCTCTAAATTTATAAAAACACTGTTCATGAATTTCTTCTGAAAGTCTTTTATCTTTTAGCATATCTGACACTTTTAAATCTTCAATAACTATTCTTTTAGGTAACATATTTACAATTTCTGCCGTTACCTGATGAATATAATTATCTCGGATATTAGTCAATTTACGATAAAGATACCGAATCTTCTCAAGTTCTCTAATTTCGTTCTTAGACATTTCTTTATTATAGAAATTCTCAGATTTTCTCTTTTCGTACTTTCTTGATAAATTTCTCTGAACGCGTTTTAATTTAGACTTATAATATTTAACTTTCTTAGATTTATTTATATTGTGATAAACTTTAGATTTGTTATTGTTATAAGATACAACTGCTAAATCTTTTATTCCAAGGTCAATTCCTACTGAAAAATCATTCAGATTATAGTCTTGTTTATCGACTTCTAACCCAAATGTAAGAATCCATTTGTTTCCAATATTAGATACTCTAGGATTTTTGAATTTCAAAATATTTCTTCCGCATTGGAAACTAAAATCAGTCTTATATTTAACCTTTCCGATAACTGGAAGTACAATATATCTATCATCCTTAAAGTATACCCTATTGCATCTAATTGGGAATGTTCTTTTAGCCTTGGCTTTCTTCTTAAACTTAGGTTTGTGGCAAATTCCATTAAAGAAGTTCTCATATGCCTGATTTAAGTCATCACATATAATCTGTAAACTATTAACAGATACTTCATTTAGCCAGTCATATTGAGGTTGCTTCTTTAATGGTGTTATCTCTTTATTCATGTCGAATCGAGAAAGTCTATGTTCTCCAAGTTCTTCTCTTTCAAGATTAAGCGCAAGCATATAATTCCATATAAATCTGCAACAATCTATATGTTTATTCATTAGGATTTCTTGTTCTCTAGTAGGATAAACTCTTACCTTGTAACTGCGTATCATTATATCTTTCACCTCCTTTACAACTATATAAATAATTGAAATAAAGTTGGTGGTCTGTTAAACCGTTCGCTAGACGGTAACGACTTCATATAGAAGTCCTCTAGCTTTCGCTAGAGCGCAGGTCATATCATCGTCTTATATTGAAGACGTACACCACTTCGGGTCGCTTAACCCTACTTCCTTTCGGAATGACCGTCGAACCTTATTTCACTCTCAGTATTATAACAAATTAAATCCATTTTGTCAATGAATAATTTGTGAACTTTTAGTGAAATCTTGGCTGCTGATTACCTATTATTACAGCTTTTAGGATTTAACCATGAGCTATCCATATAATTTTTTCTACTTTCGTAACATTCACACTTGCCAATTATGGCTATGTTTTAGTTTATCTGGCTTTAAGGGTTCCCAGCAATTCAATGTAAAATTTTTTCATACATATTTCTATATACGGGCACTATTAGTTAATGCCAAATGTGAAATATAAACTTTTATTTTCCAATCGTGTCACCCCCTTTCAAATAAAAATTTAACATAATATTTATTCCTCCATTAGACCAGCCTTAATCAGGTCGTCCATTAGAGAATTATAAGCACTCTTTAGAGTAGCAATAGTAACATTACCTTCTAGCTTATCATGGTGGGCAATCTTCGGTGCGTCAATTACATTGGTAACATTCTGCGCATTAGTAGTAGAACCACCACGATTTTCAATAGCTTCATCAATAGCCTTGCCAACATTTACTTTCTGGGTTAGACCATTTGCGCTATTTAGAGCATCAATTACTTCCTTAGATAGTGCCAATTATATCACCTCAATTTAACAGAAATTATTCATTAACCTGCTTCAGCTCATTACTGCCTCTAGCCCAACTTGCTTCTGTAGACTCAGAATCGCTCTCAGGTTTCGGCGGTCTGCCAACGCTACCTTTAGCAAGAGGATTTTCTGCGGTCTTAGTAGTTGTGCTAGTGCCAGTTCTGGTTTGAACAGGTGGAGTTAGATATTGATTTAGGGGTATAACCATGCCTTTTACATCAAAACAACTCTTAGAAATTTGTAGATGTCTCGCATACTCAAACACATTCATATCATTACAACGAGCAGCAAGTTGCATATCGACAAATCCGATTTTAGAAAAATCATTGAATAACGCTTTACGTTCTGCCTTTTGGTCTGGAACATTTTCATCATGGAAGCGAATCTTAAATTTATATTTAGTAGTCAGCCTGTTAATGAAAAACTCCATGAAATTAGCAAACATAGGATAAAGCGCTTCAATGGTGTTATTATCAATCTGAGAAGCCAGCTTGGACTGGTGACTATTCAGTTTTTCAGTACCAAACAGGGCTTCGCTGGAAGCAATGCTTTGCTTAACAACAGAACTTGCATAATCAACATCAGAGTTTGTGTTAGAAACACTAAAGTCTACTGCCTTAACATCATCAGTGGGTAGCACAGCTAGACCAATCTGACTGTTTAGACCTTTACGAGCAACACCTAGGAATTTACCAATCATATCAGGTGTCATATTGATAGAGTTAGCAACTTGACCACTCTTTTGTTCTTTATTAAATCCTAGAATACCAACTAGAATCTTAGAAGCATCAATAAAGTATTTATCCTGTTGTAAACCTCTAACGACTGGTTGAAAACTTGCATTGCCAAGAATACCTGAATAATAAGGTAAAATAGTTGCTAGTTCCGGGTCTAATTTGAAACACCAGAACCCATTTTCAGGAGAAGTCTGTTGCCAATAATTAAATCCTGTATTTCTTGATTGCAAACGTCTTGCAGGGTCATAAGCCTTATTATAATTCTTTTGAATACGATTTAACATACGCTTAAAGATTGACGGGTACATATCAATATCAACGCCATCAGTATTTAAGAACCAACTCATATCGAAATCAAAAAGATAACCATAATCAAAACGTCCAGTAATTTTGCAGTACTGTTTCGGCAACTCTTGAATGGTATATTTGTCTCCTTCATCACGAAGAACACCAAACATTACACCCTGTCTAAAGCATTGACGTAAAGCAGTTGCAAATTCTGCACGATAATCAAACTTGTTACAAAAATCATCTACGATAGCCAAATCCTTTTTAAATTCTTTAGATTTTAGCTCAGAATCTTTTGTAACGTTGATTGGGTCGAAAGTTAGGTTAAATGTAGCTAGATTTGGCAGATATTGTGTTAGACGCTTAAAGGACATATTAGTAATTTCAAGCGTCTGGGCGTAATTAGAAAGAATTTCCTCTGAATCTTTTGCATTCTTTAATGCCTTTTCAATATCCGCTACAGTAGTATCAACTTGTGTTAGGTTAATATCCTTCATACGTCTATTGACGATATCAGGAGTTAGATAATCAGCGCTACTACTGTAATAACTGCGATTATAGGAATCAGAGAAATTCATGAAATAATCATACGCATTTAGAACATCATTAACTTGTTGTTCAGACAATGTTTCTTGTTGTTTCTTTTTTCTTGGCAAACATCTCACCTCGCTTTCTTAAAATAATTATCCGAAAAATGTCCAGTCCAATAGACTGTTAGTTTCTTGCTTGTTGATGTATTGGTCTTCTAAAAGCTTCGCATACCAAAGACCATAAGCCAAAGACATAACACGGTCTTTACGGTTCCCTGCTTTTTCCTTTAGGTTAATATAACCCTGAGTAACCACTTGTTCCAAACTAATCGCTTCATCAACAAGACGGTTAGTTTGTACATAAGGATTCATAAGACGTTTTTTCAAATCCTCGTCTTCAATCTTGTAATATTGATAGTTTTTCATCATATAGTCCAGACCTTCTTGACTATCGACAAGTAGGTTAACTCGACCATCAGTAATCAAGTCACGCATATTTGAGAACATGGCAGACTTTAGCTGAATAGGAGTTTTAACAGAATAAATTACAGGAACCGCATTTCTATCAATAGTACGATTAACCATCTTAATATCTTCTGGATTAACTACCGTCCACGCTGGATAAGTAATACCACGGTTTTCATCATAAGTTTCCGTAGTGGCGTAGTCAAAAATAGAAATACCTCATTTGTTATCTTTAGAGTTTTTTATCTCTAAATTCTAATACTCATTATTTGTATTAGTTCAGCATATCTTTTCATCCTAAATTTAATCAGGAGTTGCGGACTCTTGGAGATATTATATTCTATAAATAGTTTCAATCTCTATGCGTTGTGTGTGTTATATATATTACTATATAACTTCCACTCTGATTAACATTTCAGTCTCCCAGACTTCTTCCGCAATACTTAATTATATATTACTATATAATTGGCGCAAGTATTTCACGCCTTGTGTATCAAGCACCATGTAATCGCATTCAAACTCATAAAATAATTGTTTCATTCTCTTAGTTTGAGCAATCGAGTTTAGACCATGCATACTATCCGCGTATGGCACAATAATAGTATATCGTCCACTATCAGGAATTAGTCTAATAATAAAGAATGCAGTGTTGTCGTTCTTGCTAGATTCAATGACTGCAACGTCCATACACAGCAATCTAATTTCATTAGGTAGTTTCTCCTGATAATAAGGATATTTTTCTTTACAATCTTTATATTGAATATATTCCTCATCAGACATACAACAGAATGCCTTAGAGTTAGTTCTAACCCTATCCATCATCTTATATGTAAAATAAGAGTTGCCAGTACCACGCTCGGCGATTCCGTTATACTCGCTCTGTAGGATGTTAATATTTTCTAGGTTCGACTTAAAAGTATCTTCAACTTTCTTTTTGCTGATAAACCCATTCTTAACACCAAGAACATAACTAACGACAGTAGCGCAATAATCTTTATTACCGTCTGTCATCCAGTCAATATAATCTTCAAAAGTTTTGTAAGACCATTCATCTGCACGTCTAATAGAGGACAGATAAACTTTTCTTAATTCTTCATGTTTGTACTCTTCTGCTCTTTGAGCAGGAGTCAGGTCAAGATATCTTGGCTTTCTTGAATCAGAAAGCATAGGGTCGAAAACACGAGTAATTACTTCTTTTTCAGTACGAACAAATTCGTCAACAATCAGGATGTGCGCACGAATCAAATGTTATCTTAAAAGTTTTTTATCTCTTAAATCTTATGATTTCTCATAAGGTCGGCATATCTTTTCTTCTTAAACTTAACAAGAAGTCGGAGTCTCTTGGACATATTGTATTCTATTTCTAGTTTCAATGTCTATGCTCTGCACATGGCAATATTTTTATATATTGCCTTCTGTTCTGATTAGCATTTAAGCTTTCCAGTTTTTACTCCAATTCAATTCATATATTGCTATATAAATGGGCATTCATTCTACCTAGCGCGTTTTCACCGTATGTAGCAGTAAAGATTGTAGAACCGTTTTTAAATGGAATTTGACATTCGTTTACACCAATCTTTATTTCATCAACCTTAATTTCTTGTTCAAGGTTTTTGCTCATACGCATATATTCATAAATCTTTTTAACGAATTGTTTACTCTGAGATTTAACAGGACAAACTACAAGAATTTTGAGACCGGGATAGAGAATTGCCATTTGGCAACAGAAGTCCAGTGTTAAAGAAGACTTCGCAATGCCTCTCGACCCTATAAATATATAGTTCGCAGTATTATTCATTTCCCAAATTAAAACCTTTTGGAAATCATACAGTGGCAAGCCTAGGTATTCAGTAATAAATCTTTGAGGATTTGCTCTCCAATATCCTACCCACGCTTCAAAGTTTTCATTGTATTGCTCTTGAAGCGTAGCACGTTTCTTCTTTAATCTTCGGATTGTGATTTTGTCTGATTCTGGCAATCTTCATCACTCTCCGTTCCAAGAAGTTGTGCTTTACCCTTTTCGATTATATCAATACTCCAAGGCTCAAATTCTTTTTCAAATTTCTCAACATATTTATTATTTTTACCCAATGCTCTTGCAGTACAACCAGCAAACGCATCAAATAACAAATTAACGTTGTCTACATCTGCCAACTCTGGG